CTGCTAACTACCAATTTGCAGGACTCCTCGGTTTGACCGAGGAGTGTCCTATTCCCGCCCTTACACATCTTACTGTGTGTAGCCGGGTGGGTCCACGCGTGGTCGTCGTGGGTGGTTTTCATTGATACAGCTGGGTTGACCAACCCTAGGCCGGACCTAGACTGAAAAATGTCGGACCACTGGCTGAAAAGTAAAGTTATTCCTATTCGGGGAGGGTGCCCACTGCGAGAGCCGGGTCCGTTGATCCGAACCTGTAGTAACTTTAAGTATCAACGAAACTAATCTCTTTCCCCCGCTAGCCACAAATTGCACTTCTCAACCAAAAACACACTCTTCGCCACACCGTCACTATCCAACAACGACACCCACGATGTCTACCGTAGTACGTAACGCTTTCCTCTCCGGCGTCATCGCTTCCCCTAAGGGCTTGCGTCTGGACAAGGACAACACGTTCCGTCGGTACCGCACGTTCGTGCGCACGTCGACCACGGTTGGTGGTAACCTCGATGCCCGGAACGCCTCGATCTACTACGAGGTAGGCAGGGCCATGGACACGATAGGCAAGGCACTTTCCCGCCCGTCTGACGACGAGTTCGGGGTTGAGGCGTCGTACCCGACAAACACCATACTGGCTGAAGACTTCGTCGGGCTCGCTAAGAAGTACACCAACTTCTCGGCCAGCTTCGAATACACGTCTCTGGCTGGCGTCGTTGAACGCCTCGCCCGCGGCCTGGCGGCTGCATCTGTGTTCGAAGGGGTTACCTCGGATTGCCTACGTGGTGGCGCTGCCCTTGCCGTCGACGCTCTCGGCACTTATGATGGGCCAGTCAATTCACTCACTGACACCGTATACATCCCGCGCTTGGTCAACAACACCCTTACGGGTGATGTTTTCAGCGTGCTCGCCAATGCGGTCGCCGGTGAAGGTTCTCGTGTTGCCACCGATGTCGTCGAGCTCGACGCAACCACCCGCCAGCCGCTCGTGCACACCGTGGGGCACCTCGGTTTGCCCGGTGCTATTGTTGATGCCCTCCGGCTGCTAGGGTCCAACATGGTAGCATGCGACCAAGGGCCCCTATTCGCACTCGCTGTGACTAGGGGTCTCCATCGCGTGTTATCGGTGGTGGGCCACACCGACGAAGGCGGTATAACCAGGGCGCTCTTACGCACTAGTCACTTCGCTCCCCCCTTCGGAGGCATCCACTATGGGCTCGAGTTGTACGCCGGGCTACCCGCCTTGCAATACAACCACGCTGGTGCTATCGCTTCCTACGTTGACGGTATCGCACTCGTCACCGCTGGTCTAGTCGTACACGCCGACCCCGGGTGCATCTACAACGGTGAATGGTTCCCGACGTTCTACAACGGGACCTCATACGCCGACCCCGTGACGAGACCTGGCTCCAACACCCCCGGTACTCCAGCCATGGGTGCGCGAATCCACAGCCAACTACTGTCGAGCGTCTCCTCCTTCTACCAGGAGTACATCCGCGGACTTGGGCGCGTCTTTGCCGCCGAAGGTGATACCAGCGTAGCGATACGCTTTCAAACAGCAGCTTCCCACGCGCTACCGGCCAATGCCCGTCACCTCCAACTGGCGTCCATATCACCATGGTTCTGGGTTGAACCCACGGGCTTAATCCCCCACGACTTCCTCGGGTCCCGTGCTGAGGACGCCGGTATCGCCAGTTTTTCGTGGAAGGACACCACACGCACCCGCCCGGCCTGGGAGGACATACAACTCGTGGGTGAAGCCGACAACACGTTCTCCGCGTACAACGTGCGTTCCAAGAGCGCCCGGCAATGCTGGTTCCTCCTCCACTGGTTGAACCACCCGCTGAACGGGCTCGGGGCGTTAAAGGTGCGACAGCTCGACCCCAACGCAATCATACACCCAGGGGCTTGCGTCAGTAACCCAGACGTCCGCGACCGCCTCGAAGCCGACCTGCCACTCACCGACTACCTTTGGGTACGTGGACAATCGCCCTTCTGTGCACCAGGCGAATTCCTCAACCTGACCTGTACCATGGGAGTCCTCGCCAGACATCTGACATTCGACGATGATGGTGTGCCGATTGACGAGCACCTGCCGACACGTCGGGAATTCCTCGATACGGCCATCACCATCGAAGTCGGGCGTCCCGTTGGCATCGCAACCGGCAAATCCAACACCACCAGCCCATCCGTACGACGTGCTCGTACTAGGGCTGGTAACGAGCTGGCTGCCTCTCGACGCCGTGCCGCCCTTTTCGGGCGTTCCGACGTTGGCGAAATGCCTACGCTATCCACTGCCCCAGTCATGGGTCGGCGCATCGATCCCGCGCACGACTCACTTCTTGGCGGCGCGGGTGGCGGGGCCAGCGGTCTGGCACCCGTCAGGTCTGCCGCCCCTGCTCATTCATCGAGTGGCCGAGGTGACCCACGCGGTGTCCAAGTGGACCCCACAGTCCATAACATGCCTTTACGGGGCCCGCAGCTCGCCCGTGGTGGACCCGCTGGCTTCGGTGGTGGCTCTGCACCCATCCCACCTGCAGGGGGTTTTCCCCCCCCCGCCGGTCACGGGCTTGAAGACAAAATTTTTCCCAACCCCACTGCCCCTGCCCCTGGTCCTGCTCCCCTTACCACAACCACTGACACCAGCGCTGCCCCGCTCGACGGGCCGTCACACTCAACATGAGCGGGGATCGTTACCTGGCTTTCGGACGTTTAGGGGTTACACTGAATGACCTACTCAATCGGCACCCACATATACTGGAGGCCTTTCGAGATAAGACATTCACGCAACGCCTTATCCGTCTACAGGGGGCTTTGGGCTCCTTGAGGGCCCAGGACCCCGCCTTGGCCCCTGCCATATCTCTCCTTTGTTGTGACTATCCTATGCAGACCGATGTGTCTACACAGGACGTTTTCTCACTTTGTCGCATGGCCTATGATTATAGCGCCACAGAATTCGAAAAAACACGTGAAAAAGTATCTAAAATCCTCAAAAACAAATCTTTCCTTTGTCTTGACCCTCCCCGCTTCTATAAGCGACTGGGTGGCTTACTGCGCTCATCTAAGAGCGCTCGCGACTCACTCTTCCCTAAGAAGACGAACTTGGCGGCCGGAGTTAAAGTCAACATTCGCTTCGGCCCACTCTTCCGTGCACTGGCCCTCGAGAGAGGCACCGTGACTGCAACCAGATGGGCGGCCCCCTTTGCTGGTCTCTATAACGACCAGGCGACGGCGGGGCTACTATATTGTATCACCCTCGAAAAACACATGGGTGAGTTAGGAGTACGAGCCGCGCAATGCGCTCTACTACAACCTGACAACGCGAAAGGGTTCTCAAGTGCTCTTAAGGCTCTTGGAGCCAACACTAGTTTCCCGGGATGTCTGCTCGTCGAAGCAGCCTCCCTTCAGGGCAGGGACGTTGGCTCCCTCGACATGGACAAGGAGGTTGCACAACGGTGTGACCCCGACCTTGTCTCAAACCTGGTTATCTCTTCCGCTGAAGAGATGGCCCCCCACATCAAGGCAATTCTGGACATCGAATTGCCAACAGTTAGTCCGATGGAGTCGCTCGAGGATTTCTGGACGTCACGGTGGTTGTGGTGTGTGAATGGGGCTCAGAACTCGATGTCTGATCGTGCCTTGAACATCCCACGGCCACCCGGTTCTAGGCGATATCGCCGTATGGCCAGTGAAGAATGTACTACTAACCCGATCCCCGATTGGGATGGTACTACTTTCGTCAGTGGCAGTCGTAAACTCGAGTGTGGCAAAACTCGCGCTATATTCGCGTGTGATACCCGCAGTTATTTCGCTTTCAGCTGGTTATTGAACTCTGCCCAACGTGACTGGCGTGGGCACCGGGTGATTCTCAACCCAGGTGTTGGTGGTCTCTACGGGGTAGCACAGCGAGTGATTGGTTCCATGGGTCGTGGTGGCGTCAACTTGATGATGGACTACGACGACTTCAACTCTCACCATTCCATACCTGTTCAACAGGAGCTGTTCCGACAAACAGCTGCGCGTTATAACTGCCCCACCTGGTATACAGACAAACTGGTCGACTCCTTCGACAAGATGTACATACATCACGCGGGCGTCGACCGTAAAGTACTTGGAACCATGATGAGTGGGCATCGTGGAACTAGTTATATCAACAGCGTTCTAAACGCTGCGTACGTGCGGGCTAGTATCGGAGGGCCCGCATTCGACAAATTAGTGTCCCTACACTCGGGTGATGACATATACGTTCGTGCGCCTACGTTATCATCCTGTGACGACACACTCCGTAAGTGTGGTGAATTTGGGTGCCGTCTACAACCATCCAAACAATCAATCGGCTTCAACCAAGCTGAATTCCTCCGACTCGGAATCGGGAAACGATATGCGGTAGGGTACGTCGCTAGATCCCTGGCAACCCTCGTTGCTGGGGCCTGGGACACACCCGATCCGCTATCCCCCGAGGCCGGACTGACATCTGCAATTAGCACAACGCGGACTTGCCTCAATCGTGGTTCGCCACTGATACTTTCGAGGTTGGTCGCCCGTGCATATGGTAGTGTTAGAGGATACTCGCTTGGTTTGCTCGATAAGCTGTTAACTGGTGATGCGGCCATAGAGGGCTCCCCCGTCTACAACACTGACTATAGGATAAATACGTACCGGGTGGAACGTATAGTAACCCCTGACAAGATCATACCACCTGCCGGGCACGGCACTAATGCAACATTGTCGTTCCTCGAATGTCACGTCCAACCTATCGAAGCAACAGCGATACAAATGGCCAAGGCTGACCTCACCGCTCTGATGCTGGGCACAAGCTACTCCAAGGGGGTAGTCCCGCAGCAATCACCGGTAGAGTGTAAGTCTCGACCAGCCGTACGCAAGTTGCCTCGTCGGATGGCTACCGGCTTCGTACACGCCAGCGCACTACTACGCGCCCCCCCCGAACGTGGTTGTCTAGCCCCGTTCCCTTTAATTAGGTTGATCGAGAAACGTCTGTCAAAGGATGACCTACGCAACCTAATAGGCTTGGCTGGGGGTGACACTAGTGCTAAAGACCTCGAAACTGAGGCTTTCGGTCCCCAGGGACACTCTTGTAATGTCATCGGCGTACTGCCATTCGCCGATGCATCGAGTTACAGCAAGAGAACTACTTCCGACAACATCGTTGTCAACTACAACGTCTATTCGTAGATGTTGGACTCTATAGGCTATTGACACGCCTTTCC